GGACTTGACACCGCCCGCAAATCAGTTGCGCCTTCCGTGCATCGCCTGAACCGGGAACCCGTCCTGAACGGTCCGGACAGAGGGCGACGCCGGGGGGCGTAAACTCCAGGCTTGCGTCCGGACTTTGAAGCCGGGGGTCGCTGCCGATCAATCCCAATTTTGATCGAGAGCGCGTGCGCGTGACCCGCGACCGCTCGCAGCGAGGATTTCATGTCCAACGAAGCGACCCAATACGTTCCCGGTTTCATGGCCAATCTGCGCCTGTCGCCGCAACAGATGGAAAAGCGGTTCATCGGCGCGGTTGACGCCGACCTGAGCCACACCGCCCCCGGAACCCTGTTCAACGCCGACGACATCGGCGTGGCCAACGGCAACGAGGTGACGGTCACTGGCCGTGCGCCGCCGACCCCGGAAGGCTTCGCCGACCACAAGCGCCGCGTCGGCTTTTTCGAGGCCAAGGCGAACCAGCGCTGGATCGAGACGCTGGAAAAGGTCCGCATGCTGGTGGACCCGACCAATCCGATCATGGAAAGCATGATGGCCGAAAAGAACCGGGGGTCCGACGACCGGATCATCCAGGGTCTGTTCGAGAACAGCCGCAATGGTCAGAACGGTGAAACCTCGACGGCTTTCCCGGCCGCCCAGATCATCGCCGTGGACAACCGCGACTTCATCCATGACGCCGAAGTGCTGCCGGGCTCCGGCAACCTGCCGCTGACCGTGGGCAAGCTGATCAAGGCCAAGATCATGCTGGATCAGTCGGAACTGGAGGGCGAGCGCTACTTCGCCTGCAGCTCCATCCAGCTCGGCAACCTGCTGTCGTCCACGCCTGTGACCAGCGCCGACTACAACACCATCGGCGCCCTGGCTGCAGGCAAGACCGATGACTTCATGGGCTTCAAGTTCATCCGCAGCGAGCGGCTGACCGTGGCCAGCAACATCCGCCGGTGCGCGGCGTGGGTGAAGCCGGCGATCCAGTACAAGGAGCGCCCGATCACCAATGCCCAGCTCACCCAGCGGGCGGATCGCTCCTATCGCTGGCAGGCCTACTACGAGGTCGAGCGCGGCTGCCTGCGTCGCTACGACGAAGGTGTCGTGCAGGTGCTCTGCACCGAGGTGGTCTTCTAAGGCCAGCCAACCGGAACCGGGTCGCTCCTGAGGGGGCGACCCACCCTCTTGTCGGGCCGACAGGCCCCCCGCCGCCGCAAGCGCCGGGAACTCCGAAAGACCCAAGACGATGCCTGATTTCAACGGCGACCTGGTTGGAACCCCGCTGGCGGCCGCTGCCGGCGCCAACCCCTACAACGTCCCGAACGCCCTGAAGGGCGGCACGGACGTGGTGCTGATCCGCGACACGATCGAACTCATCACGGCCTTCGCGCAGAACGATCGCGTCAAGCTGGGGGACCTCCCCTCGGATGTGATCATCAACCCGCTGCAGAGCACGATCTGGTTCGACAACCTGGGCGCCTCGACCACGATGGACGTCGGTTCGACCGCCTCGGAAGCGGCCCTGGTGGCGGCGCAGGCGACCTCGGCGGCGGGGTCGTGCCTGTTCTACAAGAACGTCGACGTGGCCAACTACTGGAAGCCGCTGTGGCAGGTGCTCGGCCTCGCCGCCGACCCCGGCGGCACGATTGCGATCTTCGCCAAGCTCGAAGCCGCCGACCCCGGTGTGGGCACGATGACCTGGCAGGTTGTCGGTCAGCGGCGTCTGGCCTGATAGGCTTCAGCCGCCCCGCCCCGCGCTGCGCAACATCGCGTGTCAGGCGGCTGGATCTCCGGCGGGTTTTCGATAGCAAGCCGGAAGCGCGGCGCGGGTGTGTGACTTCGGTCCTTCCAACACCCGCGCCGTTTGCGTGAGAAAGACATTGCAGGTTGAGAGATGGGTCCCGGCTCGGCCTGCGCGCTTCGCGCTCCGTTGGCCGGGATGACAGGATTTAACGGCATGACGCTGACCGCCAAGAACGAAGTGATCAACACGGCCATGGCGCACCTGGGCGAGCCCGGGTTTTCGGCGATTGACACTGATCCGCCCGGGGCGGCGCTGGCCAAGGTGCTGGGGCAACTGGACGGGCGGGCGGGGGTCGAGCAATTCGCCCTGTCGCGGCATCCCTGGCTGTGCGCCCTGAGCTACACGACCCTGGCGCCGGCGGTGTCGCCGCCGACCAACTGGAAGTGGAAAAACCTGTTCATCCTGCCCGACACCTTCGTGAAGATGTGGGTTGTGGACGGCGATGACGTGCCGTTCGAGGTGGGCACGGAGGTGATCTCCAGCGCGGTCAAGAAGGTGGTGCGCTGCGACGAGGCGGCGCTGCGGATCGCGTTCAGTGAGCGCAAGGCCTGGGAGGCCTATTCGCCGGACCTGTGCAACTACATGGCCCTGCTGCTGGCGGCGCGGACGGCCGGGCCGCTGAAGAACGACTATGACGGCGCGGCGCGGCTGACGCGGCAGGCCGATGAGGCCCTGCAGATAGCGATGGGCGGGGAGGCCGGGCAGTATCTGGAACCGGAGGTCATGTTCGCCAGTGGGTTCGCAGCGCTCAGGGCGCAGGCGGCGTAGGGGTTTATCCACGGCCTGCCCGGCGGGCCGATCCTGATCTCGCCGCCCTTGGTGGCGTTTCCTCCCTGACTGGCCCCGGTTCGCGCCGGGGCCTTTTTTGTGGGTTTATCCACGTGCGCGGGCCGGGCGGCATCCTGCTGGAATGCAGGTGTCAGGCTACAACAACAGCTTTGTGTCGGGGGAGATCTCCGAGGAGGCGTGGGAGCGGTCGGACCTGGAGCAGGTGGCGACCGGCTGCGAGGAGGCCTCGAACATGATCGGGGCGATCACCGGACCGAATGTGAGCCGGGGCGGGTTCTACCGGCGCGGGGCGCCGAAGTTTCAGGCCAGCCAGCAGGCGTTGTTCTCATGGAACCGACCGGACGGCGAGGGGCTGGTGCTGGAGTTCGGCGAGCTTTACGCCCGCGTCTGGACGGCGCGCGGGGCGGTGATCGAGACGACGCCGGGATCGGGCGTGCCTTACGAGTTCGCCCACGGCTATTCGGCGTCGGACCTGGCGGGCCTGCGGATCAAGCAGGTGGGCGACATCGGGTTCATCACCAGCCGCTACGGACTGCTGGCCACCCAGATCCAGCGCCGCGCCGACAACGACTGGACGGCGGCGGTGCAGGCCCTGAAGAACGGCCCCTGGCTGGCGGAGAACAGCGACGAGACGCAGACGCTGACGTTCACCAGTCTGGGCGGCGGGAGCTGGCAGATCGACTGTACGGGCGCGAGCTGGACGCACTGGAGCGTGGCGCACGTGGGCGCGCAGATCCTGGCGCGGCCGCCGGGCGGCGGGCCGGGTCTGAAGACCTGGGCGCCCAACACGGCCTATGCGGCCGGCGAGAACATCATCAGCGTGGGCCGGATCTATGTCACCACGGCCGGCGGGACGACGGGCAACACGCCCCCCAGCCATGAGGCGGGCGAGGTGTCGGACGGGGTGGTGCTGTGGGAATTCCAGCACGACGGGGCGACGGCATTCCAGATCACGGCCTTCACCAGTCCCACGCGGGTGGTCGCTACGGCCCTGGGCGTGCCGCCCTTCGTCACCGGCACGGCCACGCCCAACTGGAGCGATCAGGCGATCAGCTATGCCGAAGGGTTCCCGACGGCGCTGGTAGCGGTGCGTGAGGAGCGGCTGGCGCTGGCGGCGACCCCGAAACGGCCGGACGTGATCGAGTTTTCGCGGACGGCGGGATTTACCCCGGCCTTCGCCGACTTCAAGCCGGGGCTGGGCACCGGCCTGACGGTGGACGACGACGCCTGCCGGGTGCAGCTCGGCGACAACCGGGCGCGGATCGTCTGGATGATCGAGGGGATCGTCTTCGCGGTGGGCACGACTGACGCGGAATGGGTGGTGGCGGGGGCGACGATTGAGGACCCGATCAGCCCGGCGTCGGTGAAGGCGCGGCGCGTGTCGAGCCATGGATCGGCGGATGTGATGCCGCTCGTGGTGCAAGGTCCCCCATCTCTCATTCTTCATGTGGCCAAGGGCGGCACCGTGGTGCGCGAGCTGACCCTGGGCGGCGGCGGGGATCAGGCGTCGGCCGGGCGCGACCTGTCGGTGCTGGGCCAGCATGTCTATGGGCGCGGCGTGGCGGGCTGGGCCTGGTCGCGGCCCGACAACAATATCTGGATGCAGCTCCGCGACGGCGGGCTGGCCTGCCTGACCTATCATGCGGAACACGGCGTGCTGGGCGTGCGCCGCCAGCCGATCGCGGGCGGGTTCGCGGTGGAAAGTCTGGCCACGGCCAGCGATCCGGACGGGCAGGATGTGCTGCATGTTGCGGCGGTGCGCTTCAAGGGCGGGGCCCCGCAGCGGGCGCACTTCACCCTGGCCCCGCGCCGGGACGGCATGTTCCTGGATTGCGCCGATTTCTATGAGGGCGCGCCCGCGACGGTGATTTCGGGCCTGGCGCATCTGGAAGGCGAGACGGTCAGCGTGCTGGCCGACGGCGCCCATGTGGCGGGCCTGATCGTGACCGGGGGCGCCATCACCCTGCCGGCGGCAGCGTCAAAGGTGTTTGTCGGGCTGGCCATGTTGCGGCGGTTCAAGACCCTGCCCTTCGATCCGGACCGGCAGGGCAACCCGCTGGCCAAGAAAAGCCGTCCCAGCCACGTCTATGTGGTGCTGGGGTGCGTTGAGGCGAAGATCCAGAGCCAGGCGCAGGACGAGCCGGACGAGCGCTATGTGCCGACGGAGGAGGTGATCCAGCGCCGGCCGGGCGACACCGTGCCGATCGTGCGCCGCAAGCGCGCCAAGGTGTTTCTGGGCGGCGGCGCGGACCGCGACGTCCGGGTGATCATCGAGACGGACAAGCCCTACGACCTGTCGATCTACGCGATCCGCCCGCTGTATGAGGCGGCGTGATGCGGTTACGCGGATACCTCATGGGCGATGAGGCGCGGGTCAACGCCCGGGCGGATTTCGTGGCGGACTATCGCGCGGCGGGCGGCGTGTTGCCGGACGGGCCGAAAGTCAGCCTGCTGGACGATACCGGGACGGTGCTGGGGGTGGCGGGCTTTAGCCGGATCGCGCCGCGCCAGTGGGGAGCCTGGGCCTATCTGGCGGAGATGGCGCCGCGCCAGTGGGTGCGCGCGGCCCGGCGGGCGCGGCTGGCGATCATCGGCGCGACGGGCCTGCTGGACGGGGGCTGCAGCATCTATGCGACCCCGGCGGACACCGATGCGGCGCAACGCCTGCTGGCCAGCATAGGGTTCCGCCCGAGTGTGGACGACGCAGGTATCTGGAAATTTGAGGGAGCGGCCTGATGGTGGCGCCACTTGCTGCGGCGGCGATCGCCAGCGCGGGCCTGTCGGCCGTGGGGAAGATCCTGGGCGGGATCGGCGCGAAGTCGGCCGCCAAGGCCCGCGCGCGGGCGCTGGAAACCAACGCCGGGATGGACCTGGCGGAAAGCGGGCTGGCCGCGCAGATGGGGCTGGAGCAGGACGAGCGGGTGGCGGCCAGTCTGGCGACGCAGGCGGCGGCCGGCGGCGGCGGCGGTCTGCGGGGATCATCCCTGCGGGTGCTGAACGATCTGGGGCGGCAGAGCCTGCAGAAGGCCAGAAACACCGTCTATGGCGGCCAGACGGCGGCCTGGTCGCGGCGCAATGACGCGCAGGTGACGCGCGCGGAGGGTCGCAACGCCCTGACCGGGGCGGTCCTCGGCGCGGGCGCTTCGCTGATCGGCGGGGCGGCCAAGTTC